CACCTTCCTTCTTGCCTGGACTCATTTCAACCCCGCGCTCAATATCATCAAAGCTTTCCTTATTTTCACCATAGCTATATCGACCGTATCATCATTTCTGTTCAGCATCTATATCACGTTCGGCCGAAAACTCGGGCTTGCTATCAACATAGCCGCGATCGGGTTATGGCAACTCCTGATACCGCTCGGGGTAATGGGAATGTGGACGCTCATGGCGTCCATCCGAATATACATCGTTGGCGCCGGCATCCTCGCTGCCTTTGCCTGGCGGTTTTTGGAAAAGCGAAAGCAGGCGCGGCTATGAAAATAGTCATGAAAAAGCTTGCCGACCTGAAACCGCCCGAGAAGAACCTGCGGCTGCATACGGATATCCAAATCGCAGAGTTCAAGCGCAGCGTTGAAATGTTCGGGCAGATCCGGCCCATGATAATTGACGAGGACAATGTCGTTCTTGCCGGCAACGGCCTGCATCAAACTTTGACCGAGCTCGGCTGGACCGAAGCAAGCTGCCACGTTGTAACCGGCCTGAGTGAAACGCAGAAGAAGAAACTCATGCTGGCTGACAACCGTATCTTCGATCTGGGTATCGACGACATGGCTGCTTTCGACTCGTTTATCATCGACTTAAAAGATGACCTCGATATCCCCGGATTCGACGAGGATATGCTCAAGTCGTTCGTGATGGATTCCCGCGACGTCGACGAGCTGCTTTCTGAATACGGAACCATCCCTGCAGAGCGTGCTGAGGAAATGCGGAACACCGGCGCTCGGTATGAAGAGCGCGACACCGCCGCGGCCGAGGGCGCGACCGAGTACCAACCCGGCCAGGTGCCGGATGAGGTACGCGCCGCGATCGGCTACGAGGAAACATACAAAGACGAGGAAGGTAGCCGCGGCTTTATCCTATGCCCGAAATGTGGTGGTAGGATATGGCTGTAAAGAGAGTTTGCGCTGACATGGACGTTGTCCAGGCGACCTATATCCGGATGAAAAACATCTTTGCAAACGGCGTGCCTGTCTACCTGTCATTCTCCGGAGGAAAAGATTCGCTCGTGATGGCTGACATCGTTATGAAGCTGATCAAGTCCGGAGACATCGATCCCAAACAACTGATCGTTCTGTTCGTCGATGAGGAAGCGATGTACGAGAGCGCGATAGATATGGTTTTCAAATGGCGAAAGAAATTCCTCATGGTCGGCGCTCGCTTCGACTGGTATTGCATCGAAGTCAAGCACTTTTCCTGCTATAACTCACTGACCTCTGATGAGAGCTACACATGCTGGGACCGCACAAAGCGCGACGCCTGGGTGAGAATGCCTCCTCCATTCTCTATACGTAACCACCCCGCGTTACGCCCGGGCGTCGACAATTATCAATCCTTCCTTCCAAAGGTGACGATGGACGGGATCAATGTGATAGGAGTCCGCGCATCCGAGAGCGTCCAGCGCCTACAGTATATGGCACAGCTCAACATGGGTATCGGCGCCGGCATCACCGGAAAGAATTTCATCTACCCGATCTATGACTGGAAAGCGTCCGACGTCTGGTTGTACCTCAAAGAGAACCACGTCGACATACCCATCATCTATCTGTGGATGTACCAGGTCGGCGTCAATAAGAATGCGCTCCGGATCTGTCAGCTCTTCTCCGTCGACTGCGTTGGCTCGCTCATATACATAGCGGAGTATGAGCCCGGGTTATGGGAGCGCATACTGAAGCGAGAACCGAACGCATACCTTGCCATGCTGTACTGGGATAGCGAGCTATACAGACGCAGCTCCCGGACACGCCGGCAGACTGAGGAGCCCAAAGACTACAAGGCTCTCCTGAAAAAGATGCTCATCGACGAGCCGGACAAGCATTTCACTACCGACCTCGAACGAAGAGTGGCAGCACAGTATAAGAAGCTGATACTCAAGTGGGATGGAATGACACGGCAGCGTGACTACCGCAAGATATACGATGCACTCGTAGCGGGTGACCCCAAGCTGCGGACACTCCGTGCGGTGAACATGGACATAGCCTCTGCCTATGCAGACTACGCGAAGAAGTTTCGCATGGAAGGGGGTGAACAAGATGCCTGACCTGGATCTCTTCGCACCCCTCTCCTCTCTGCAATGGGTGGATCGTGATACCCTCAAGCCAAACAACTATAACCCGAACCGTGTCAGCAGCGAGAACCTCAAACTTTTGCAACAATCCATACTGACAAACGGCTGGACTTTGCCACTTGTTGTAAGAAAGGACATGACCATCATCGACGGGTACCACCGCTGGACCGTAGCCGGAGAAGAACCATTGCGAACTAAATTAAATGGTCAAGTCCCTATTGTCGTAGTAGATCACCCGGACGAAGCCCACGACATGTACGGGACCATCACACACAACCGAGCCCGCGGCACACACCTACTCGAACCAATGAAAGCAATCGTGAAGAAGCTGCTCGATGAAGGTAAGCCAGTCAACGAAGTCTCCAAGCAGCTAGGAATGAAACCGGAAGAAGTTTTCAGATTGTCAGATTTTGATAAGGAAGACTTCCTTGCACTCATGACCAGGGGCGTACATGGGTACAGCAAAGCAGAAGCGCTTGCGAAAGTATAAATAGTTTGCGCAGAACCACCCGGGACGCGCCTGTCCCTCCCACAGGCGGTACACTCCCCCCACGCCCCGGGTGGGTACATTAATTTATTTTATTATAACGCAGAGGCCACGGACACGCCTGTGGAGGTCACATGACCTCAAACCGAAAAGGTACTGTGAAGGGGGGGCCACCGAGACATGCGGGCTCTGCGACCTCAAAATTCGCATAGTTAGTGAGGTAAAATTTCGAAAAACTTTAATTGGAGTGATGAAAATGCATGAACGCTGGAGTGGCTATTATACAACCGACACTGTAGCGAGGCTTCTGAAGCTTAATAAAGAAACTATAGCGAAATGGTGCAGGGAGGGAAAAATCAAAGCGATTAAACTTCCTTTACGATGGTTGATAAAAAAAGAGGACTTCGACGCGTTCGTTAAGGATAATTCTCATGGAATATCGCGGGGTAGCTCAGATGGTAGATCGCTTGGCTCATAACCAGGAGTGCGCAGGTTCGAGTCCTGTCCCCGCAACCAAAACCTTTTTGATGGAATGACAAAGCGGAAAAAAAGACGCTTGACAGCCCGGACAGACGGGTGCAATTGCATCGAATATGCCTTTTTGCGGCATTGGAAAGGAGCATTCTGATGGCAGCGCAAAAGAAGCAAGACGTTGTACTGGATGAAGGCGCTGTCTATATCAACCGTGCCGGCACTCCCGTCTACGTCAAAACAGCCGACATCTGCGCAATGACCGGAAAAACTAATCAGTGGATAGGCCAACTAAAAAGCCAGGGTGTGCTGAATCTGCGGAGCACTCCGCATGGCGCAATGTATGAGTTGGCATCGACCATACATTCTTACTGTACCATGCTGGAAAATCGCGCAAAGGAAGCCGTAGAAAAAGCGATGAGCGCGGAATACAAAGAGCGCAACACAGCCGAGATCAGCTTGAAAAAATCAAAAGCGCTCAAAGCCGGCATGGAAGCTAAAGAGCTGATGGGGAAAATGCACCGCTCTGAAGATATCGAGTACATGGTAACAGAGCTACTGTTCGCGCTGCGCGGAATGATGCTTGCCCTTCCCGGCAGGTTGGCGATCGATTGCGCGAATATATCAGATCCAGCAGAAGTTTCTGAACGGATCCGCAAAGAAGTTTGCCTGATTATGGATGAAATGGTGAACTATAAATATGACCCTGCAAAATATGAAGAGCTCGTCAGAGAGCGATTGAGTTGGGATAAGATTGACGTCGAGGACGGTGACGTCGATGACGGCTAAAGATAAAGTGGCGATAAGGGTTGAGTGCGAGCACCAACGGAAAGCTCAAGCGCTCCAAACGAAGCTGCTTAGGGTAATGAAGCCGCCCGAGAATTTGACCGTTTCGCAGTGGTCTGACAAACGGCGCCGCTTGTCTCCCGAGAGCTCGGCAGAACCGGGACCGTGGCGAACGTCACGCACGCCATACCTTAAGGAGCCAATGGACGCATTCACCGACCCGAAGGTGAAGCACATCGTCTTTGTATCGTCGTCTCAAATCGGTAAGTCAGAGTTTCTAAATAACTGTATCGGGTACGTCATCGACGAGGATCCGGGCAGCATCCTGTTTGTCCACCCTACTACCATTGACGCGAGGGAATATTCCAAACTTCGAATAGCGCCGATGTTCCGTGACTGCCCCACTATACGCGACAAAGTAGCAGCGCCGAAAAGCCGTGATAGCGCAAACACGATATTGCAGAAAGCATACCCAGGCGGTCTGCTTACCATGTGCGGTTCTACAGAAGCGCACTCGCTGGCGTCAAAGCCTATCCGCTTTCTGTTCGGTGACGAGCGCGACCGGTGGGCGTTGGCGGCAGGTAAAGAGGGTGACCCCTGGAAGTTGGCAAGAGCTCGGCAGATAACTTTCTATAATTCAAAGGCTTTGGAAGTTTCCACTCCGACGATCAAAAACGCAAGCGCGATTGAGACGTCATATCTCGAGGGAACGATGGAAAGATGGAAAGTAGAGTGTCCCCACTGCGGGGAATATCATGATATAAAGTTTACCGACATACGCTATGAATACGATGAAACAGAGCTGCATGGGAAGAAGCATTATGCCGTGCTGGAGATATGGCACGTTTGCCCCGGCTGTGGCACAATATCGACAGAACAGGAAATCAAAAAACAGCCTGCAAACTGGGTAGCAGAAAATCCGGACGCTTATAAAAGGGGCGTCCGTTCTTTTTGGCTCAATTCTTTTGTCAGCCCGTGGGCTACATGGGAGTCGACGATTCTGGAATACTTATACGCGATCGGCAGTTCTGAGAAGCTGCAGGTCGTTTATAATACCCGTTTCGGGGAACTATGGGAAAACCGCGGCGATTTGGAGGATGAGGAAAGTGTAATGTCCCGGCGCGAAGATTATCCAGACCCCGAAAAAGCCGATATGCCGGATGGTCCGCTTGTAATTACGGCCGGCGTCGACACACAGGATGACCGCTTTGAATATGAAATTATCGGACATGGACATTTTAGCGAAACATGGGGGCTTGAATACGGTGTTATTATGGGGTGTCCTAACGACCCGAAAACATGGGAACAACTGGACGAAGTCGTTTTTGACCGCACATTTCGATTTGAGAGTGGTAAGGGGCTGACCGTTTCCGTATCATTTATTGACGAAGGTGGACACTATGCGCAGGATGTCAGGCAGCAATGCAGTGCCAGAGTTCATAAAAAGGTGTTTGCGATAGCCGGTAGCAATAAGCATGATGCTCCATTTACAACGATACCAAGGAAACAAAAAATCACAAAAAAGGTTGCCGGTAAAGGGGTAGAGATCGGTTCGTGCTGGCGCTACGATATCGGCGTCGACGCGGGAAAGCAAATCATTATGGATAACCTCAGAGTACAAACAGTTGGTTCGAGATACTGTCATTTCCCCAGGCGCGATGATTACGGTGCAGATTATTTTCACAGGCTTCTCTCGGAGCGCCTTGTGTATAACGAGAAGAAGAAGCAGCCCTGGGAATGGCAAAAGATACCCGGTCATGAGCGTAATGAAGCGCTCGACTGTCGCAACTATGCTCTGGCGGCGTTCAAAGTGCTCCCTGTTGACCTGGACGCAATAGCAAGGCGTCTAAAAGGGGATGATACAGAATACCCGACACAGAGTGTTGCAACAACCTCAAAAACGAAACCACAGGCAAAGCGGGACAGAAAAAAGCCGATAGACAGACTCTATGACGATTGGTAGGGGTGATTATGAGAGCTACAAAAAGAATAGAGCTTCAAGCGCGGCTCAAATGGTGGAAAAGCATTCTCGAAAAAATGATGGAAGCGTATGTAGCGCTCCTCGAGGGGGGCGTTAAAAAGTTCAAGATCGAGGATCGTGAGCTAACGCATTTTGATATTCCAAATCTGCTGAAAGAAATACGGGAGGCAGAAAAAAAGGTAGACGAGCTCGAAGCACTGCTCGCGGGATATGGCTCGCGAAAGATAGTGGGTGTCATACCTAGCGACTGGTGATTATGTTGAATATCCATGTAGAAAAACACAAGTTAATTACTGAAGATATCTCCGTATAAATATGATGCGTCAGTTTGAAGTATAGAAGTTAAAGCTTTTAATCATCGAGCTGCAAGTTTGAGTATAAATGCGGTTTTTACACGTATTAGATTGATCAATGCGAGGAATCTTTGTAATCGCAACGCTTCAGATGGTATGAACAATTATATAAAAAAGTTGTAATTCGCGAGTAGAAAAACGGAAGCTATAACTGAGAAAACTGTTTTCATTGTTGCAAATTTACAGTTGAAAATTAGAACCAGAAAGTTGTAGTAAAAGGTTTAATTTGATACGTGTTACGCTTATAACCCGGCAGTAACATAAATCGGGTATCTGCCACATGGAGACATGTGGCATTACCAAGAGCCACCCGGCAGGGTTTGGCTCCTTTCTCTGCCGGGCGGCTAATATAAATGGGTGATTTCATTAGGGAAGGAGCTGTTATTTTGAGCCTGTTCAACAAGAAAAAACGCTCACCGCAAGCCAAAGGATATAGCGACGCCGGCGCAAGCATAGCACGCAGGGCGCTTAAAAGTTTCCTCGCACAATCTGGAAGCCCGAATGAAGACATTGATTGGAATAACGCCACATTACGCCAACGTGGCCGCATGCTATATATGGCGTCTCCCGTGGCGACGTCTGCGATAAAGTCTGTCCGCACAAAGGCAGTCGGTATAGGGCTGGTCCTAAAGAGTGCTATCGACCGCGACGTACTTGGCGTATCGCAAGAGTATGCCAATAACTGGCAGAAAAAAACGGCGGCAGAGTTTAAGATGTGGGCGTCAAAAAAAGAGAATTGCGATGCTTTAGGAATTAACAACTTCGGCGGTATGCAGCAACTCGCGATGATATCATGGCTTATGAGCGGCGATGTGTTCATTCTCATAAAACGGTACGAAGCTACACGCAATAATCCTTATACATTGCGCTTGCACATTATTGAAGCTGACCGTATTGGTACCCCGAACGAGCACAAAAGCGGAGCACTATATGTACTGAATACAGACGGTGTAAACAAAGATAATAAAAACAAGATATTTGACGGTGTAGAAGTCGACAAAAACGGTATGGTGGTCGCATACCATATCCGTGACACCTATCCGAACGAGTTTACAGCAGCTGATACCAAGTGGACCCGGGTGAAAGCCTATGGCGAAAAAACAGGATTACCAAATATCCTGCACATAATGAGCTCCGAACGCCCCGAACAATACCGTGGCGTTACTTATTTGGCACAAGTCATCGAGCCGCTTCTTCAACTCCGGCGTTATACCGAAAGCGAGTTGATGGCTGCGCTTATCCAGAGCTTTTTCAGCGCGTGGATAATCACGGAGTCTGATGTAACCGAGCTGCCGATCAGCGAGGTCGGTACTGGAAGTATTGTTGACATGCCTACGGAAAATCCGAACGAAGGGTCGGAAGGGATCTCGGATGATGATAACGAGTACGAGATGGGACCGGGATCTGTCATGCACTTAGCTGAAGGTGAAGATGTCAAATTTGGTAACCCGAACATACCTTCATCCGGGTTTGATCAGTTCGTGAGAACTATGTGCCGCCTGGTCGGCGCCGCACTTGAAATACCGCATGATGTACTGATGAAAGAATTCAACCGTTCGTATTCAGCATCGAGGGCAGCGCTTCTCGAACTTTGGGAAGCTATCAGGATGTACCGCAAGTGGTTTGTAGAAGATTTTCCGCAGGTGATTTATGAGATATTTCTTGCCGAAGCTGTGGCGATCGGCCGGATAAAGGCGCCCGGATTCTTCCTGGATCCGTTAATCCGCGACGCTTGGTGCGAAGCTCAATGGATCGGCCCGGTACAAGGTCAGATCGACCCGGCAAAAGAGGTCAGGGCAAATATCATGAACGTCGACCACGCATTTAAAACGCATGAACAGGTAACGGTCGAGTCGGGCGGCGGTGACTGGGAAGAAAACGTCGAACAACTCAAGCGTGAAAATGAAATGCTGAAAGACGCAGGCGGCGGTACCGTTTTAACTTCGTTGCAAGATGAAGGTGATGGTGGCGGCGGTGACGGAAACAATACGGAGGGTGAATAAAATGCCAAAATTGATTAAAAATCTTTTCGGAAACAACAAGGGCGTAGTTAATATCCAGCGTGAATGTTATGCAATGACCTCTACTGATGGTGACCATGCAGAAATCACCATGTACGGGGTGATAGTCCAAAAGCATCCACGGGACTGGTGGACAGGAGAAAAGATCGAGGGCGATTACATAGCGCTCGACGATTTCATGGAGGACTTAGATCAGCTTTCCGCTGCAAAAACAATCACAATACGCATGAACAGCCCAGGCGGTGAGGTATACGCAGCGTTGCCGATACATAACCGGCTACGCGAACTAAAAGCGAAAATCACAGTTATAGTCGACGGTATTGCTATGTCTGCGGCATCATTCATTATGTGCGCTGCCGATACGGTGAAGCTGAGCGAATCTACAATCATTATGATTCACAAGTCGGCAATCTTCGTCTGGTGGGATTGGTACACCGCTGATGATTTGCGCAGAGATGCTGAAATGCTTGACACGGTTGATAAGGCGCTCGTATCTGCCTATGTGCGAAAAACAAAAATGAGTGAAGAAGACCTGTTGTCCATGATGTCTGATGAAACCTATATGACTGGCAAGGAAGCGATCGACAAAGGGTTCGCAGACGAGCTTCTTGAAGATGGCGAACCTCTGAAAATTGCTGCCAGTGCAGACAGGCGTACGCTTTACTTTAATGACAAGCCGATGGACGTCGCACGCATTCTCTCCGGGTTGCCGGAGAACATACCAACAGTCACCCCAGAAGCGGAGCCGGAAGGCCCCGTTCCTGTTGAGACAAATAACAATAAGCCGGCACCGTCCGGCGGTAACGAAGGAGGAAACTCAATGCCTAAATCCATGGAAGAGTTGCGGAAAGAAAATCCCAAACTCGCAGAAGAGCTCATGGCTGAGGCCCAAGCCGCCGCAAAAGCGGAGCTGGCCGACGATGTGAGCAACGCAGGCGCGGATGAACGCAAACGCCTACAGGAAATCGACGAATTATTGGCTCTCTTTGATGACGAAACAATAAAAGAAGCCAAGTACGGCGAAAATGCTTGCACCGCGCAGGAAATGACCCACAGAGCCGCAATCAAAGCGGCGAAAGAGGGCAAATCGTTCATGTCTGACCTTACAGCAGATGCAGAATCTTCAGGTGCAGCGGGCGTACCTGCGACGGCAGGTGGAAACACTACCGAAACCAAAGCAAAAACTGAAGAGGAGAAAGAAGCCGAAGCGAAAGCCCAGGTAGCAGAAATCCTCGGAAAAAAGAAAAAGGAGGACTAATTCATGGCTAGATATCTTAATAAAAAAATAGGCGATATGGAGTTTGATGGTCTGATCACCGATGTGAATCCCCCGGTGCTAGTCAGGGGCGGTGTTCTTGCTAAACTGGCTGCCGCAGCCACGTACAAGAGGGGCACCATACTTGAAAGAAACGCCACAGATAACAAACTCTATAAACTCGGTACGGATTCAGGCAATATCCCGCACAGCATACTGTGTGACGATGCCGAGATTGGCACTGCCGCCGATGTGGAGTTACCTGTCTACACAGCAGGCTGCTTCCATTCCGGCAAGGTAGCCGAGGCGACTGGCCTCACAATCACCGAGGAACAACTGGACGAATTGCGTATGCGGAACATTGTGTTCAGATTACCTCACAAAGAAGCATAGGAGGAAACACAAAATGAATATAGACATTCTAAGCACCTATGTCATGATGGCACTCGTCGAGGAAATTATCCCGGAAACGTCGTTCTTCAAGGATAGATACTTCCCGACCGGAGCTGGCGACATATTTAAAGCAGATAAGGTGCTCGTTGAGTACCGAAAAGCAGACAGGATGATGGCTTCGTTCGTGGCGCCGCGTGCCGGTGATATTCCGGTCGACCGCAGGGGCTACGAAATCCACGAATTCGCACCACCCCATATCTTACCGTCTCGTGTACTCACAATCGACGACCTGAAAAAACGTGGGTTTGGTGAAGCTTTGCTGGCAAAATCAACGCAAGCAGAGCGTGCAGCTCGCATTGTGATTGAGGACATGAAAGACCTTGACCTTAGAATCAGACGTCGTGAGGAATGGATGTGCGCTCAGGTCATGATAAATAATGCTTGCGACATGCAAGAGTATATTGACGCAGAAACCAAAGGTGAACTGCTGCGTGTACGATATTATGAATCTGCAAGTGACCATATTTACATCGTTCCGGAGAAGTGGAACTCGGCAGACGGTGATTTCTTTGCTGACGTCAAGACAATGTGCAAGGCGCTTGCAAAGCGCGGATTGAAAGCCGCGGATCTTATACTCGGCACACAGGTTGCTGATTATATCTGTGATATCCCCAAGGTGCGCGACCTGCTTGATAACAGGCGTATGGAGTTTGGTACGCTTGCTCCCAGCCTGACAAGCTATCCAGGCGTTGCAACAATAGGCGTTCTCAACTTCGGTGGGTTCAAACTCACCTTGTGGGAAGTCGACCACGAGTATGTTGACGAGAACGGAGTCAGCAAATCGTTCTTCCCACCGACAGCGGCAATGGTCACGGCTCCGGGTTGCGGACATCTCATGTATGGTCAAATCACACAAATCGAATTCGGAAGCAGCGAATTTACAACGCACGCAGCGCCGCGTATTCCGAAGTTGGTTGTTGACCAAGGGAAAGACACGCGCAAGCTGAGGCTCGGCGCAAGGCCGCTTGCGGCACCGAAGGACTACTGTCCGTATATGTTTGCTCCTGACGTAGTTTCTTAGCATGAAGCAGAAAGGAGCACATAATGAAAACCATAAAAATCATTGGTGGTATTTACGGCTACAGGAAATCCGGCTCAACAATAACCACGCCCAAATCGCGTACAGATCCGCCGTTTGAAATATCGGATGAAGAAGCGGTGCGTCTTATCGAAATGGGCGTGGCTGTGTACGCTGACGAGTACGTTGAAGAAAACGAAGTACCTGTTACAGTGTTGGCGCGAGACACAACAAGCGGCAGTTCTGGCAGCAATGCCGGTTCAGCTATGACGTTGCCGGCGCTCCGTAAACTCAACAAAGGAGCACTTGAAAAAATCGCAGAAAAGCGAGGCGTAGATATCTCCGGCGCTACAAACAATGCTTCACGCGCTGAGTTGATATTTGAACACATACTGGAGAAAGCTGCTGCCGCCGAAACAGAGGACGAGGCCGACGAGGATGGTGAAGGGCCTCCGGTCTTGGGCGCTAATGCGCCGGTGTAGTAATGGGCTTCAAGAGTATGGTGGAAGCTGCGAACAAAAAAGTGTTTCTTGACACTAATAAATTTGCAGAGAACCGCACTATCATATACAACGGAAAAACTTTCACGGATATTCCGGTCATACTCGCAGAAGTTAAGGAGAAAGACAGACGTGTAGCGATAATCCAGGGCGGCCGGAAGGATAACACCCAGGGGCTGTTCATGGCGGTTGCCACTCTTCGTTGCGCCCTGTCCGATCTTGACGGCAGGCAGCCGGAAAAAGGACAAAAAATCAAAATCAATCATCAGGAGGGCGGCGGCGGGTATTTCAGCGAGTACACGATCGACGCTTCCGGCTGTGATATGGGTATGGTAAAGCTTGAACTGGAGGCAATCGACGAATGAGCGCCTTTATCGAAGTAAAAGAGGTCGGCAGCGTCGACCTCGAGCGTATTAATAAAATATTGGCAGGTGTAGAGGGTGGCGCTTATAAAGCTGCATACTGGGCGCTTCAGCGTGCCGGCGCAAAAGCAAAGACTGAAGCAGGAAGGTTCGTGGCTGAAGAATACGTCATCTCTAAAGGCGGGTTCATGAAGAACGTTTCGACGTCGATCGACATCAAGGGCGGTGGTGGCAGCGTGACAGCGCTTAACATTACCTTCCGGGGCAGCGTGATACCGCTTATTGAGTTCAACGTGAAATACTCGCGGGGCGGTACCCTATCGGCACAGGTAAAGCGTGGCGGTGGCGGTACAATCCAACGTGCATTCGCTGCGCGTGTGTACGGGCCTATGAGAGTTTTTGAACGTGTTGGTAAAAAGCGACTGCCGGTAGAGCAGAAGTTCGGTCCATCGACAGCACAGATGATGGCAAACGATAAGATCGTCGACGCCATGACCGAGGTTATCAAAGAGACGTTTGACGAGCGTATTGAGCACGAAATCTGGCGGCTGCTCAGCGGTATTGGAGGATAGGCATGACAAAGATATTCTTACTTGATGCACTAAAGGCTTTTACAGAAGAAGCAACAAAGGATTTGCTTATGCCGGTCCGGATGCAGAAGGACGATAAAGAACAGCCGCTGCCGAGAGCTCCCGACGTTTATAAGATGCGCTTGATCAAAAGCTCTGACGCCCAGAAAGTCGCACCATACATCATACACGGAATAATCACAGGCAGAGATTCACAGACACCAAATAACCGCGCTACCGGACAAACGGTAGTGCGATCAGTTTTTTGCGTCTATAACGAAGACGAGCAGGAAGGTTCGCTTATGTTGCTGAACCTCATGGAAAGGTACCGGATCGCATTGCTTGAAAAAATAATGCTCGAAGATCGATACCAGCTCGACATGGAAGATGGTCTGGATTTGATAATTTATCCAGATGATACAGCTCCATACTATGCAGGTGAAATGGTCGGGACATGGATCATGCCTGCGGTTACAAGAAAGGTAAAAGAATATGTCTACTAAGACTAAAAAGGTTCCCGACACGGTGGAAGAAATTCCCGATCAGGAAACCGTGCCTGAAACCAAGCCTGCCGAATATAAAGCTCCAACAGCTACCAAAGTTGACCCAAAACCTGCAAAGCAAAAGTGCGGGTTTTGTGTTTATTTGGGGCCGACGATTCGTGCGGAGATCCAGAGCGGGACGATATACAACGCCAGTAAGGACAAAGTGCTAAAACAGCAAAAGGAACTCATCGAGAAGTATCCGCTTGTTGCGGCGCTCATCGTTCCTGGCGATGACGTATCTAAAAGCAGAATCAAAATTGCAACACCCGGCAATCTTCTGTACATGAACTACAGGGCATTGGCCGGAGAATTATATTAGGAGGAAAAATCATGGAAAGACATGGTGTAATCGTTCAAGAAGTAGCGACAAGCATCAGTGCGCCCAGTGTTGCCCCTGTCAGCGTTCCGTTCGTCATCGGTGCGGCGCCGGTTCAGAGCGCGGCGGATCCGGCAGCAGTTGGCGAACCTATGCTTTGCAGAGACTGGCAAGAGGCGATAAAAATGTTTGGCTACTCCGAAGACTGGGAAAAATACAATCTTTGCGAGTTCATGTTCTCGCATTTCAAGCTCTATGAGCGTAGTCCTGTCATACTGTGTAACCTGCTTGACCCGGATTCAATGAGCGTTTCTGTACCTGCGGCTGACAAGGCCGTTGCCGACAAGAGGGTTATGCTGCCGATCGGCGCGATAAACAACGGCGGCCTGGTCGTCAGTGCATCAGGTAGCGGTAGTACCGCGCTTGAAAAAGGTGTCGACTACGAAACATTCTACTCGGAAGAATCAATGGTCATCGAGTTACTGGAAGAGGGCTCCGCTTATGACGAAACCAACCTCAGTGTTGCATACAAAACCGTAACGCCCGAAAGTGTTACGGCAACGCTTGTTGCAACAGGCTTTGAAAACATCGAAAAATGTATGTCATCGACAGGAGTAATTCCCGATTTGCTCGTATCGCCTGGGTATTCAACCGACCCCACGGTGGCGGCTATCATGGCGACGAAGACCAAGGTCAATGGTTTGTTCGGTGCAAAGGCGCTGATCGACATAAACACAAAGGGTTCGAACGGCGCAAAGAACTTCAACGAAGCAATAGTCTCAAAAGAAAAGAATAATCTTACCGACAAGAATCAAATCGTCTGCTGGCCTATGCTCGGCATTGATGGTAAGAAATACCACATGAGCACGCACCTTGCAGGCGTATTTGCGACAGTGGACGGCGGGAATGATGGCATCCCATATGAATCACCGTCAAACAAGCCGTATATCGCAGATTCCATCGTCCTCGATGATGGTACGCCTGTGACTCTTTCGCATGCTCAGGCAAATACAGTCGAAGGCCGCGGAATTGTGACCGCGCTCAAATTTCTTACCGGTCTGGTGTGTTGGGGGAACTTTACGGCGTGTTACCCGCTAAACACCGATGACAAGGACAGGTTTATCTCGATAAACCGCATGTTCGACTGGGTTGGCAACACTCTAATCCGGACACACTGGAGGAGTCTTGACAAGCCGATGATCCCGCGCATTATCGACAGCATTGTTGACGGCACAAATATCTGGCTCAACGGTCTTGTCGGTGGCGGGTATCTGCTCGGCGGTTATGTTGTTTTCACAGAAAGTGAGAACAAGCTTGAGGATTTGAGCTCCGGCATAATCAAGGTACGCATATTCCTGACGCCACCGCCGCCGCTCAGAGAAATCAATTTCATCCTCGAGTACGATCTCAGCCCATTCCTGACACTATTTTCGTAGGAAAGGAGACAGAACGATATGTATAACGTTGGAACAATAGACTTCGAAGTCTACGAGGACGGCAGCTCTTTTATCGGTGTCGCGTCCTGCACACTCCCAAATAAGAACCAGAAAACTGTCACAATAAACGGTGCAGGTATGGGCGGCGACATCGATTGTGCTATCTCGGGTCAATTTGACGCAATGGAAATGCCTATGAATTTTCGCGGCTACACAGAGGGCGCCGCGAAGCTGTGCGAACCACGCAGGCACACGATCGACCTGCGAATTGCAGAGCAGCACGAAGACCCCGTGCAAGGCACTATGAAAATAGTCAAAGTCAGACATGTGATGGTAGTCCTTCCGAAAAGCAAGTCTGGCGGTAACGTTGCGCCTGCGAGCGCGAACGAAACCAACATAGTTACATCAGTAAGATACTGGGCCACATATATTGACGGCAAAAAGCTTGAAGAGTTCGACCCCATCAACGGCATCAACATCATCAACGGCGTCGACTACGGAGAGCCAATACGCAAAGCGCTCGGTAAGTAACCAGGATGAAAATGAAAGGAGCATATCATGAGCAACGATAATATCACAGACATCAACAATCCGGTAATAGATCCGGACGAATTCTCCGCAATGGAAACTGAAGCGGAAAAGGCAAAAACCGAAGAGCCAGACACGATGAGGTCGTACACGCACAAGTTTAAAAGGCCGTTTACCTATGGAGGAATCACCTATGAAGAACTGACGTTTGATTGGGATAGCCTTACTGGACAGGATGGGCTTGACATTGAAGCAGAACTTTTGTTGCTTGGGAAAACGGTTGTTGCTCCAGAGTTTTCCTCTGCATACCAATCAGCGATGGCAGCCAAAGCGTGTACTGAAAAAATAGGCTCTGATGCTTTCGCGTTAATGCCGTTATCGGCATTCAATAGTATCAGGAGAAATGCACGAAATTTTTTACTGCTTGCGGAGTAAAGCTGGGTGACGGTGGTCACTGGCTCCGCCAGAATTGCCTTCAACTATCAAGGACAAATAATACTCCTGTAACGTTTTGGCTGTCCCTGCCCCTGTCGCATCTTGCTGACTGGATCAGGGACAGCAATGTTATTACTAAAGAACATAATGACCGGATAAGGCAGAAACTGTAAAGAGAGTGAGGTGAACACCCGTGTCAATGAAAACATTTGAGACGCAATTTCAACTTAGTGCTCAGATCGACAGTGCCTTTGGCGGCGCTTTCGGTAAGGGACAACAAGCGATTGCGAGCATGCAGGGTGAGATCCAGGCTCTAAACAGGGTACAATCCGATATCACAAGTTTCGAGAAACAGCAAACTGCGGTCGACAATACAAAGAAGAAAGTTGAACTCTACGAACAGCAGCTTGCAAATCTTAAAAGAGAATATGATGAGACGGGCAATTCCTCGTCCGCACTCCAGAACAAAATGCTCGAAAAAGAGCAGCAGATAGATAAAACAAACCAGACACTCAAAACTCAGGAAGAACGCCTTGAGGCGACAAGCGAAAAACTACGCGCTGCGGGTGTCGATACAGACCAACTTGGCAACGCAAGCGCGGAAACAGCACAAAAGGTCGAGCAGCTAAAGGAAGAACAGAAGAAAGCCGCTGAAGAAGCAGAAAAATTCGGTCAGAAATCTTCCCAAGCGGTCAGCGATCTGCACCAAGCACTCATGGCAGCCGGCATTGTCAAACTGTTTAAGGAAATATATTCAGGGTTCCAAGAGATTATTCAAATATCTATGGACTTTGAAGACCAGATGGCAGCCGCAAGCGCCACAACCGACATCTTTGGTGATGACCTAACGGCAATGGGCCATGATCTCCGGAAACTGTCAACCGAAATACCTGTACCTGCTCTCGAACTAGCAAAGCTGGCTGAGATGGCTGGACAACTTGGTGTATCAAGTGAGTACGTTTCTGAATTTGCACAGGTCATGTCGGCAATGGCGGTAACGACTACATTGACCAGCGAGGAAGCTGCGCTCAACTTAGCAAAATTTGCGAATATCGTACAGATATCACAGGGCGATTTTGAACGGCTCGGCTCTACGTTTTTGGAAATCGGCGACAGCATGAGTTCTACTGATAACGAGATTGCGGCAATGGCGCCGCGACTCGCTGCTGCCGGTAAACAAGCGAACATGACGGCCGGTGACATTATTGGAATATCCGGTGCACTAACATCAATGGGTATCGAAGCCCAGGCTGGTGGTTCTGCTTTTAGCAAGGTTATTAACCAGATGACCGCTGCTGTGGAGCTTGGCAGCGATCGGCTGGATGACTTTGCGGCGGTTGCGGGTATGAGCGCGGATGAGTTTGCGAAAGCATACCGCGACAACGCTGCAGGTGCATTAACGTCCTTCATCGAAGGTCTTGCCGATATGGACAGGCACGGGCAGAGCACCATCGTTCTGCTCGACGAGTTAGGCCTGAAAGAGCAGCGTATGCGTGATGCTCTTGCACGTACGGCAGTCGCTGGAGATTTACTGCGTGACGCTATCAGTTTAGGTAACCAGGCATGGGAAGAAAACATTGCATTATCAGAATCCGCATCAACCCGTTATGCGACGACACAGAATCAACTGATAATGATGGAAAACGCGACCATGAACCTCAAAATGGCGATTGGAGACGCGCTTACTCCTACCCTGAATGATTTATATTCTAGTGGTACAGATGTTATCAGTACGTTCGCAGAATTTATTGAACAGAATCCGCAATTAGTAAAATCCGTAACTGCATTCATTGGAGTACTCGGCGGTGTTGTTGTTGCACTGGCTGCATATACAGTAATTGCGAAAGCAGTTAGGATATTAAACGTTGCGCTCGCCGGCTCATTCGGCCCTATTATGATCGTGGCTGCTGCCGTGGCTGCGCTGACAGCGGTATATGTGGGATTGGCATCAGCAGCGGAATCAGCTCAAAAGGAGTCCCGGGAGCTTGCGCGTGCTAACGATGAATTTTTAGCAAGTGTCAACGCGAGTGAAGGTGCTTATGCAGATAGAGTTCAAAAAATCCAGAACGAAGTTGGCGCAACCAGGAGTCTTATAGGCGAAGTCTACGCCCTTGCTGAGGCGTCTGGTAAATCAGCGGAAGATAAGCAAAGACTCGCAACGATGGTTGACTTGCTTAACGATTCGATGGAAGGTCTTAACCTACAGTACGACATTGAAAAAGACAGCCTGGATAAAACCCGCGAGAGCCTAGAAGCGGTTATTGACGCGCGTGAGCGCGAGATGCGCACTATCGCTGCGCGTGAACGTGCTTTGGAGATAGCTCGAGAGCAGATAGAAGTTGAAGAAAAGTTAATACTTACTCAAGAAAAACTACCCGGTTTGATTGAAGAGTACAACCAAAAAGTGCTTAGAGGATTACCTGCAAACCGCGCACTCCTGACGTCGATACTGGAGCTCGAGGAAAACGAAGCGGATCTAATAGACAGGCAAGCCGAACTAGCAGGATCCATGGAATACGTGACAGGCATTATGGATGAGTCAGCTTCATCTGTCAACCAACTTGCAACGGCCAACGCTGTTGCTGAAGCGTCCTACCTCGCAATGGAAACGGCTGTTTCTGAAATGGAAGAAGCCCTACAGGAGCTTGCGGACACATACGATGCTGTGCATAGCGCAGCTCTGACGAGTGTGCAGGGACAATACGACCTGTGGGACAAAGCCGACAAGGTCGTTGCAACAAAGATAGGCAGCATAAATACAAACCTCGAAGGCCAGGCAGCGCGTTGGCAGGATTACAACGCCAATCTCCAAAACCTTGCCGGAAGAACCGGAGAAATAGAAGGCCTCGGTGATGTCATAGCTAGTTTTGCGGACGGGAGCAAGGAGTCAGTCAACGCAATCGCCGGCATGGCTGCTGCCACTGATGATGAACTTAAAGCGATGGTTGCGAACTGGCAGTCAGTACAGGCTGAGCAGGATGCAGTTGCTACAAGCATTGCGGACCTCGCGGTTGATATCGCAGGCGAGACAGCGAAAATCGTAAGCCGCTTTGAAGGTATGGTCAGCGATATGAACCTCAGCACGGAAGCTGCAAATTCCGCTAGACAGACTATACAAGGCTTCATCCGGGGCGCTGAAGGTATGCTCCCGCAGGTCAAAGCGGCGTTTGAAAAAGTTGCAACCACTGCAATGAAAGCCATTGACGATAAAATGAAAATCCAGAGCCCGTCGAAAGAGATGGAGTACCGGGCACAAATGACGTGGATCGGCTTTATTGAACAGACCTACGCGATGGAAAAGCAAGTTGCCGAAGCAATGGCAAGTGTGGCTCATGCCGGTACTCAAGCTGTTACGCACGAGACACAGATCGTATCGCTTGCTCCAGAGTTTGTGAATGCGCTTTCCTCATACGGATCTGGCACGGGAGGGCTCGACATAGGCGGTATACACATAGAAATCATTATCGACGCGGACGTAACGACAGACCCCGAAAAGCTGCGTGCAACGCTCGACAAGGCCGGCGACACGATAGCTGACGCCATTATAGCAAAAATCGAAGAGAAGCAACATGATGCTTACAGAAGGAGTTACAAGTAATGCGTACATATACGACAATACAGGGTGACATGTGGGATTCTATTGCTTACTCTCAACTTGGCGACGATATTCATACTGACAAGCTATTTAACGCGAACCGGCAGTATTATGATTACTACATATTCCCTGCCGGCATCGTGCTCGTCCTTCCGGATATAGATCCGGATATACCCCACTTATTGCCGCCCTGGAAGCGGGTGGAACAATGAGTAATATAAACACAGCCCGGAGCACCGTTGTCGAGACAACTTTCCAGGGTGTTAATGTGACGGATTCCTTGCGCCCTTTTTTAAAATCATGCTCGTATTCGGAATCCCGGAGTGAAGAATCGGACGATTTTCAAATCCTACTGCACGATCGTGATGATTTATGGGTAAAAAGCTGGTTAATTGATGTCATCAATGCGGTGGAGCGGAGCAAAAGGACTCAAAAAAACACGGGGTTTATGATTAACGGGGCTCTCGTACAAAAAAACTGGCACAGCGACGGAAAGGATAGGATGCTCAGCTTCGGACAATTTCAACTTGACGAAGTTGTAGCCAAAGCACCGCCGCGGGAAATCACAATAAAAGGCACTGCCCTGCCATATGGTATCGGCGTGCAGCAGGCGAATAAAACCAGAAAATTCGAGTCCGTGCGGCTTAATAATATAGCGGAGAGAATCAGCAAAGAGAGCGGGATGTCGGTCATATTTGAATCGGCGATCAACCCACTATATACACGCATCGACCAGAACAACATAAGCGACATCGTATTTTTGCAGCAACTTTGCAACTCTGCCGGCGTATCTCTCAAGGTAACAAACAACATCATTGTGATGATAGATAACGCTGCATTCGTAGCAAAACCTGCGGTGTTTGACATCAATCGTACAGATAAAGCGGTCCTGGGGTACAGCGTGCGGTCGGCCAGTACGGACGATATGCATGAAATGACTGTAGATATCAAGCATGAGGGAAACCCTGTATTGCTGTCGTGCCTTACCGTGAACCTACACGGTTGGGGCAGGTGGAGCGGAAAATACGTAATCGACAGCACGCAACATTCTGTGAGCGGTAACGGCGGGTACGTAACTGATATAAAATTGGAGCGCACCTGATAAAGAACGGTGGGATAATATGTCAATTGGCTGTTTGGGAGATATTGTGTTTCGCGCTGATAACAAGGTTCTTGAGACTTTGAGCAACATGACGTGGTCTGGCTCCGCTCGGTACACGGAACACCAGAGACTCAGCGGGCCGTCACTCACAGAGTTTCAGGGTTGTGACCCGGAGAGAATTGCGTTCACTGTGACACTTTCTCCCGATTTGGGCGTCGACGTCTACAAGGAGATAGACAAATTCCGAAACCACAGAGACAAAGGCACGATCCTTCCTCTTGTCGTCGGAAAAAAAACATTTGGGCGGTATCGATGGACGATACAGAATTTTCAAGCGGAAGGCGACGTCTTTCTCACGGAAGTTACTGTCGAGTTGCTGGAATACCTCAAGAATTAAAGAGGTGCTTTTATGAGCTATTTAGTAAATGGGCGTGACCTCAGCGGTGTACAGTTGGATCCGGCCGACCGTGTTACTGCGATCTTACAGGATGTAGCTGTTGTGCTGACCACGCGGCAGGGCTCAGTTCCCCTGTACCGCAAATTCGGTCTGCCTATGCGGTTTTTAGATATGCCGATAAACGCCGGCATCCCCGTAATGGTTGCTGAAGTCATGGAAGCAATAGACGAATTCGTGCCGGAGGCGGAAGTCCTCGACGTTCACCCTGATTACGATGAGGAACTAATGGGCAGGTTGAATCCGGTTGTGGAGGTGAAAATCAGAAATGAGCAGGAATCCTGAATATCAGTTTGTAAGCACAGACACTGACGAATTGATTGCTGATCTGGTGAAGCTGTATCAGAGCATAACGGGCAGAACACTCTCTCCGGCAAGCCCTGAGCGTGTTTTTGTACAGTGGGTGGCAAACGCGCTGCTTATCGCTTTGCGTAGCACCAACTATGTTGGCAACCAGAATATACCAAGCCGCGCGGACGGTCAGAACCTTGACGAGCTTGGTCAGCTTTTCCAGAATGTAAGGCGCCCCGAAGCGCAGCCAGCCGTCAGCACCATGCGAATCCATCTTGAAGCACCGCAGGATATATTGATACCGATTCCTATAGGCACAAGATTCACGGACATCGAAACATTAGTCAGATGGGAAACAAGCTCTGATGCGCTCGTTGAGATCGGACATACTTTTGTCGACGTCCCGATTGTTTCTAAAACGCTAGGCATCGACGGCAACGGGTGGGCGCTTGGTCAAATTAATATTCTTATGGATGTTACCAATGTCCCCGCATACGAGCGCTGCGAAAATATCACTGTCAGCGAAGGTGGCGTCGATGAAGCGACAGACGAGGAATACTATGAGCTCCTTCGCGCAAGCCAGGACTCATACAGCACCGCAGGGGCAAGAGGTTCATATATTTATCACGCCAAAAAGGTTTCGACTGAAATCGCGGATGTGGTACCGAACAGTCCGTCAGCCGGACAGGTGGATATTTATGTCCTGATGAACGACGGCACCATCGCCGGCGAGGAAATAAAGAACAAAGTCTATGAAGCCTGTACACCGGACGATGTCAGGCCGCTCACCGACTATGTGACGATAAAAGATCCGGAGCGAGTGGAGTATGACATAAACTTCAAGTATTTCATCATGAGCGACTCGCAGCGTAGCTTGGTGGAGACAGGTAAAGCGGTAGAAAGCGGCGTCAACGAATATATCTCATGGCAGGCAGGCAAGCTCGGCCGTGACATCAACCCGGATGAGCTGCGCAAGTTTGTGCGTCGCGCAAGCGGTGTCAAAAGGCTGGAAATCATAACTCCTGTTTTTGAAGTGCTGCGCGACGGCAAAAACACAGATGAAGAAAAGCAGCCGCAAATAGCTTCCGTCCGTACTGTTAACATCGTGAACGGGGGCTATGAGGATGAGTAACGTACACGGTATTACCGTAGATAATCTCATGAGCACGCTACCGGAGTTTTTGCGGCGCGACGAAAAAGTCAGTGCGGTTGCGGAAGCCATATCAATTAAAATGGCAGAGCTCCCGGAAATGATCGACAGCATCCAGATATATGCCCTGATCGACGATTTACCTGAACCGCTGCTTGATATTCTAGCGTACGATTATAAGGTCGATTGGTGGGACCCAAACTACCCGATCGACGTTAAGCGGCAAACGCTTAAAGACAGTTGGCATGTGCACAGGACGCTCGGTACAAAGCATGCAGTTGAAACAGCTATCTCGGCAGTGTATAGCGAGACGTTTATCAGCGAGTGGTTTCAGTACGGAGGCCCACCGTTTGAGTTTCTGCTGCACATCGACGCAACGTATGAGGATGTCGACCCGGTGAAACATCAGCGCGTTCTCGACAGGCTTGAATTTTATAAGAATCTCCGTTCGTCTCCGTATTACATCGAGTACACAGCCAGACCGTTCGGGGATAACATCGCGTACACAGGTACAGCCCTTACGTGCCTTTCTGGAGAAATAACCATGAAAGTAGAGGTGGATATGAATGACCTGGAGTGATGCAACCGTAACAAATGCGGGGCTGCTGCTCTTGCAGCAAGTCCTCGAGGGCAAGCAATTATATCTTGATTATTCGGTAGGTGGTATCGGCACGGTGCCGCCTGATACTTTGAAAGAGCAAACCTCGCTTGTCAATCCCCGGCAGCAGTTCCCTATAGTGCAGTCAAAGGACGTCCAGTATGGTAAGCAGGTCGGGAGCTTGATTACAAACATCGAGCTCACATCGAGCTATCAAATGACGCAATTTGGGATCTGGGCTCACATCGACAGTCAGGCACCTGTACTGATGGTGATTCTACAAGATCAAGACGATGAAGGTTTGTATGTTCCGTCACGGACCGACATCCCGGAGTACCATTTTGTTTTCTATGCAAATATCGCTTTCAGTAACGAAGCACCGTGGCATTTTACGATAGATCCGACGCTCATGCGGCCGCGGCTGGATATGGTCGACCCGACCAGTACCACGCCCGGTGCCATATCACAGTTTTACCTCAACGTTGATACCGGCTCGCTTTATGTCTGTATAGACACGAGCGGTGGAGTATATACGTGGATGCAAATTACCATTGGCGGTTTCGCAAGCGGCGCCGCAATTCTCGGCGCTTCGCATCTCGGAGCGGCCTATTTAATGGAAAGGAGTTAGCAATGAGAGGAATACCTAAAAATATCCAGACCCGCGCAGACCTGCAGAACCTTTTTGCAATGGCGCAAAACGGAGAGTTGGAGAAGTCGGCGCTTTTAATGCGCTGCCTGGACTTGCTTGCCAAGCAGTACCATAGTGTGCCGATTCTTTCTGTAGAGGGTGCGACCATCACGACATACTACTTCCCGGAATGCAAAAAAGGCGACACTACGGCAGAAGGCCTGACCGTCAAGGAAGTAAAACACATCGAGGACAAAGAAAACGACGAAGAGGGAGTACAGTACGCCGAAACACACATCACGCTATCAAAAGCACCGACAGACAAAACGGTGCTTTCGGTATTCATGGCTGATAATGCCTTCCAAAAAAAGTTTGACGTAGCTGAAATCAATTATATCCAGGGGGTGCTTGAACAATGAGGTTTATGATCGACGATGCCACTAAGATGGATCCGCGGTCGTTGCTTACTACGGCAAAAATGTCAGCGATCACAGATATCGTATCTCCTCGTACAGAATACCTGGCCGCTACAGGCGACGACACTCTCCTTGTCTACGAGGACGTGGTGCTCGCAGTTGGTGATGCGGTTTTTAAAACAGATCGTTTAACCCTGGACACAAGCAACCTCGACGCCGGCACAAGTTTTCAGATGGGTTCTGACTACTATGTGTATATCTGCGATAATGGTGGGGACAATGAAATCTTTAGACTTTCGCTTAACAGTACTTTCCCAAACGGTTTCAATGCGGATAACTCCCGAAAGATAGGCGGTTTCCATTTCGGTCAATGCCGACGCCATAATGAGAAGATGCAGCCGATAAATGCGGCAGGCGTTGAACGCGGCGCTGGATGGCAAAGCAACATCTTCCAGGGCATTGTTCCACGATCGGTATGGACTTTGTCGCACCGCCCGAAGTGCTCACCGGAAGGAATGGTTTATCTCGGATCCGGTACGTGGATAGACATTTATTTGTCAAGCGCAAACGGCGCCGGTGGCGTTAAGTCAGCATACAACGAATTACCAACAACAGGTACAGAGGGGCATAACTGGTATGCGCAGAATGAAATGCTGGGCGCTGCGGGAAAACGAATGCCATCCTATGCTGAATTTTGCAGGTACGCACTCGGCGCTCCTGCAGGAGCGGATAACAATAACACAAACGCCTGGGCCATGACTACTAATACAGCCCGTCAGCGCACCGGATATGTCGCGCCTGCGGTATCGTCTGTCGGATGCAGAGATACCACAGGCAATGTATGGGAGTGGATGGACGAATTCATAACACGATACGATTCGGGCACTGGTGCAGCATCTATACAGTCATCATTTACATACCGCGATGTACTTGGAGGAGCGGATCAGGGACAAGCATACATGAACGCAGGCTACCAATTGATTGCGCTGCGCTCGGGTGGCAGCTGGAACCCTGGTGTGATTGCCGGGCCGCGTGCGGTCAGCTGTGCCATCTATCCGTGGAACGTGTACACGAACATTGGGGTTCGCGGTGCTTGTGATTCCCTGTAATCTGCGTCTTGTGTTCTGTTAGCTCGACGATAGTCGAGCGTCCGCGCGAAATTTCAAAATAACGTATTCCGTTATTTTCGCACCAGAACCGATGCACAATATCAGCACCATGATATTATTCTTGTACATTGGTATGGGGGGGCGCTTCCAATCGAGGACTTGAAGATTCTACAAAAGGTATTTGACATGATGGAGTACGCCTACCTTGCTCTTGCTCAATATCCAAAATCAGAAAAATTCGCACTCGCATCTGACATAAAGCGGTGCATGGACTTGATGCTTGAACTCACTATCGAAGCGCAGAAAAAGTATTACAAAAAGACTACGCTTCGTGACCTTGACATAGAGGTTGCGAAGCTCAAGGTATACATCCGGCTTTCCTACAGCCTACATTTTATACCGCTAAAGAAGTATGAAGTCTGGTCCGGAAAGGTAGTCGAAATTGGCAAGATGCTCGGCGGGTGGATCCAAAGTCAATCCGCAAAGCAATAGAGGGAACGAATCGTAGCGCTGATATCGGGTGGCAACTGGAACAATGGTGTGATTGCCGGGCCGCGTGCGGTCAACTGTAACAACTATCCGTGGAACGTGAACACGAACATTGGGGTTCGCGGTGCTTTACCTTCGTAGTCAGATGTCGGGAGCTCAAGGGCTGTCGGTCAGTACAGAAGGAGATAAAGGGATTCATTTCCACGTCGGCGGCATCGTCCGAACGGCGAAAAACTAAAACAGCCGCGCATGCCATTAGTAGCCTGTCGACGGGCAGGTCGAAAACTCGCACAACGCGGCACTCCCGGAGGTCGGCAGGTGAAGACGCAAAAGAACCTGTACGAGCAAATCTATGATTATGAAACGCTGTACAACGCTTACCTCGAAGCACGAAAGAACAAGCGGTATCGTGACGAGGTCCTTGTGTTCACCGCCAACCTCGAGGAAGAACTGATAAATCTGCAAAACCATTTGATTCACCAGTCGTATGAAGTGGGGCGGTACAAGGAAGTTATTGTCCGCATACCGAAAAAACGGATAATCCTGATACTCCCCTTTCGTGATCGTGTCATGCAATGGGCAATATATAGCGTGTTGCGCCCGTTGTTTGAGCGGACTTATATTACTGACACATACGGCTGCATAAAGGGGCGCGGTGATCTGGCAGCAGCGCGACGGATCCAGTACTGGTTACGACAGTTCGATAACGATCCGCGCACACCCTATGTCCTCATGATGGATATAAGAAAATACTTTTTCCGCATACCGCACGATGTCATAATCAGGGTGCTCCGCAAGAAGATAGCGGATGAACGGATGATGTGGTTGCTCGAACTTATAGTTAGAAGCCGCACTACTCCGTTTGGACTTCCTGTTGATGCTTTTGACGTAGAGAATACGCCTCGGATTTGGGGCATCGGTATACCGGTCGGCAGCCTGTTTTCGCAATTGGTCGCTAATATCGTACTCAACGAGCTTGACCAGTACGTGAAGCGCAGCCTACGAATAAAACATTATATCCGATACATGGACAACAGCCTGATATTCGGATATGACAAGTCTGAGCTCCATCGAATCAAAGCACAAATAGAGCGATTTTTGCATGAGGAACTCGGCTTGGAATTCAGTAACGCGTCCATCCATAAGGCGAACACCGGCATCGAGTTTGCAGGGTTCCGCATTTGGAGCGACAAGTTACACATCCGGAAGTCGACAACGCTACAAATGAAGCGGCGGCTCAAGCGCGTACGGGCGCTATATACTGAGCGGAGAATCACGCTCGAAAAGGCAATAAGTATTTTCCAAAGCTACCGCGGCATGCTGTCGCATTGCGACAATAAAAGCCTGGTAGAAAAAGTGCACGAGGATTTCGTCCTCACAAAATCTTGGTCTGAGGACTGGCCGGAGTAATAGAATAGATAAACGCATAGTAAGGCAGCACCGAAAAGTGTTGTCTTTTTGCATGGAAGGAGGCAGACGTTGAAGCGGATCGTGAAGTTTCTCAAGACTGAGTTGTGGGTATTAACATTATTGGTCTTAACTCTTTTAGTATCATGTGCGACACCTACAACTTACATCTTTCCTACGGTTCACAAGACCAATCCAAATGAGATTAATCTGATAAGGGCATCATTTTTGAATTCGTTGACAGATGATGAGTTGACGTATTTGCAAAACACACCAATGGTGCGGTATGTGACGGAGAACAGTAACTACCCTGTCAGTTTTTACAGTGTTTATCACGACGAATGGCTCGGTATCGCGCATGATATCTTTGATGTCATAAGCGAGCTTACCGGGCTTACGTTTGAGCGCGTCAGCACCCTCGACGATCAATGGCTGGATCTTATTACTATGCTTGATAACGGGGAGGCCGCAATGATAACGGAGTTACTATGCCCGGAAATCCGCACAGTACAATACTTATATTCTGACCCGTACTCCTCCGACCTCTATTCTTTAATCTCAAAATCGAATCTCCCAACACTGGGCTGGAGCGATGTACATGACATGCGGGTAGGTGTAGTTCACGGAAAAGTATACGAAGCACTATTTCACAATCTTTACCCCAGCCACGAGTATGTAGTGAGTTTCGATTGCTCGGACGATCTATATCGTGCGCTTATAAACGGAGATATCGATGTTACGATGGGACGCAACGATCAACTTTTAGCGATAAATATATTTTATGGGCAGGTTGGATATCGATCTAACCTCATTTACAACATTCAAGTGAAGTCAGCGTTTGGTTTTGCACCCGGTGAAGAAACGCTGCGATCAATCATAAATAAATCGCTCAGCATCATTGACACTGATATCATCGTGTCCAGTTGGGCGCATACATATTACGATTACAGCGCAAAGATAAAAGAAGCACAGCGACCGTTATTGATAGCCACAGTTATCATGTCAGTCTCTGTGTTGACACTTATCACAGTCCTGGTGATTAAAATGAGGGCTGAGGCGCTCAGAGCCAGATCCGCTATCATCAGGATAAAAACTGAAAAAGGAGATGGTATCTAATGGAGCAAATTGCAATATCGCTTTTCTCCAGTCTCGGCATTACTGGTATCGGGTTTTTCTTTATGTGGATGGTTCTTCGGAAGTATTTTCAACAGACTGATTCTTTCATTAACCGCGCGAATGATGTGGTAGCGAGCGTCAACGATTTGGTGACCAGTGTAATGAATATGCAGCATACATTGGGAAGCTTGCAGGAAAACCAGCAACGAAGTGCGGATGATTTAGTAAAGATCTATGACCGTATCGATCGAAGCCTTGGACAGCAGGTTAATGGGATGCACCAGTTAGGTGCCGGGGTTGACCTTCTTGTAGCGGACAAACGTAGCTCTTTTTTTGGCCAAATTGCTATCAGTAAAGGTTGGCTTAACACAGAGCAGGTAAACACTATCCTCGAAGAGCAGATAAAGGGTTCCAGTGTGTTTGGGGCACCATAATGAAGATGGTAGTAACAGTAATCAAGCATCGCCTCCGGGCGGTGTATTTTTAAGGAGGAATATAAATGCTTATCGACACATTTGATACTACAGTGCTGTTAATACTGATGATAGCGTTGACGCTCGCGATCCTAGTTATTGTTGGAGTAAAGGTCTGGTATTCATTCAAAATCATCAAGGCTAACGCGGAGTCGTCTAAAAGCGAGTATCTCGAAACAATGTTTGCACATATCGGAGATACTATCCGGGCGGTTGTTAACAACACAACGCAAACCTATGTCGCCGAACAGAAAAACAACGGTAAGTTTGACCTTGATCAGCAAAGATGCGCTTTTAAGTTATCACAGGCTGCGGTTCACAATTTGTTGAATGCCGAAGCGAGAAGTCTCATAGCGCAGACGCATGGTGATGTCCCAAAATGGATATCTACGCAGATCGAGTCAGCCGTCCTGGAGCAAGGGCTCGCCAAGTTTGTGGATAAGCCATGATAATCGTGATTCTTGCTAGCATATGTATCGTGTTATCCATCATGTGTATTCTGTGTGTTGGATCCAGCGTATTTGGCGCATCTGTGCGGCGGTCCAAAAAGTTCGAAGCACAGAGAAAGGAGCGGTCATGATGTGGTTAGTTCAGATATTGTTGATAATCGCAACGGTAATCCTTGCAGGCGAAACCGTTGTTTTTTTATTTATGTTCGTTGGCGCCGTTTCATTTGGCTCTGGCAAGCATACTAACTGGTGGTACAAAAGGCGTAATCGAAGGAGGCAGCCATGATGTGCAGATTTGGACTCCACAGGTGGCGCAAAGAGCGCGTAGGACGATGTGTGTGTGGCATGGCGGTAGTATATACCGTTTATACTTGCAAACGCTGCGGAAAGCGTGTATTTGGAAATTGAGCAGGAGGCGATAGTATGACTTTTTGGGTATGGTTAGTAATAGGTGTTGTTTTAGGAGTTGCGGCCTTTATGGTTTACATGGTTGGCTACAAAATGTTCAGGTACGATAACGAATCAAACCGTGATCGCCATGACCGGCTGCATCAGTCAAGCGAATACGAAAGGATGCATGACGATGAGTAATGTACAGAGATCGACAAGAAAAGCACTGGAAGCTGCAGGTAGCATAAACGGCGTTATCCAGATCCTCGACGTAGCGACTGGACGTAAGTTTAATGTTCGCTGCGCACTTGGCAGCTACTGGCATATTGACTATCAGCCGGAAACAAAAGCTGACTGGGATGTTATCTGCGAAATCACAAAAGGCAATCCGCGCGATTCCCGATGGCCGGCGCGTTCGGTTGTCGCACCGGCGCGGAATGGAACGATGTTTGGTTTCGGACTGTTTACGTACAACCATGAACCACTGCTGTACAAAGCCGCCTACAATCCGGGACCGGGCAATAACGCGCATTGCTGCTTACATCCGTTTTTTGCGCTTGGAGAGCGTCCGGGCGGCCCGAACGACCAATATCAGCGCGGCAATAAGGCGGCGATCGCGGCAGAGAGCGCTGCGTCTGCACAAACGTCAACACCTGTCCAGACACTTACGACAGTTAATTATCTGGTGGAAGTCATAAGTGGTCCAGTCAACATACGATCCGGGGCAGGAACAAATACCACAATAGTTAAAGAGGGCATAAGAAGCCCTAAATGTTTCCGGATCGACCGAGAGCAACAAGGGCCTGACAGCGGAGCGCCAGGCGGGTATTCTTTGTTTGGACGGATTGCAGAGGATAAGGATCTCGCAGGTCGCTGGATAGCGCTACGCCTTACGCAGCGCGTGGCAGAAAAGACTATTGTGCCGCTTCCACCACCCCCTGCATCTCTATCGACTGGCAAGACATATACAGTCGTTGCCGGCGATACGCTTTACCGTATCGGTATTAATGTCGGCAGGCCGTGGCAGGATATTGCAGCAGTGAATGGTATCAGAGAGCCATATACCATTCTTCCGGGACTTCTTTTGCGTATTCCATAATAACCTGCAATTTAGCAACTCGCCTGAAAACCTTCAATACTAACGCCCCCGCTGCTTCGGCTTGCGGGGGTTTTTCCTTTATGGAATACTGTACAATAAAAACATTGACTTCTCTATTTTGTTATGGTGAAATGATGGCATAAAAACAAGGAAGGCTGCGACCATGAAAAAGACAGTATCAACAGAGTTTTGTGTTGTCAACGGGCACGGCTACGTCCGGGTATTGGTAGACGGCGTTGTTCTGCCCGGCTGCACTTTGGCGATCGAGGAGTATTGCGCCCATGTGGGTTATGTTTCTTATGTTTGGCTTTACTTGCGGAGCCAGGGATACGACCCCAACGATTACGAAGATAATATTGTACTTGACCCCGCCGCTCGGGATTATGCAATACGCAAGGGAATAATATAGGACTGCTAAATCATCCAAGCGATCGAAAGCCCTCAGCCGTTTACAAGCGGTGTGAGGGCTTTTTCTTTTTTTGCGTGGTTCTACAGGGGGCGGGTCTCTACCGTGCCGTGTGCGGCGTTGCAACAACACTGTAGCTCACGCTGCCGGAGCTTCGGTGGTGGCAGCAGTCAGGAGGTTGTTTTCTGTGAGGTACTGAATGCCGAGGTCGGTAAGTTGGAATGTCGTCCTGGTCTGGCCTTCCTTCTTACCCTTTGATGTGTAGTAGCCTTTCTTCCGCAATCCCCGGAATATTTTCCGGCAACTTTCGAGCGGAAGGTTGAAAGTGTCTTCAGCTACCTGGATGAACGCCCGGGCTTTCATTACAGAATCTGTGCCCCTATAGTCTGTCAGGCTGGGGATAAATGCAAGCATTTGCGTTTCCAATGCGTCGAGTGCGGTATCGTCGGCCATGGTTTCGGCCTGTGCTTTCGTCAGTTCGTCGACGATCGTCTCGAGCTCTGCCTTGGGTTTTTCCATCAGTTGTGTTTTCTTGTACTGCTCAGTGATGTTCAAGATGTGTTCTACTAATTCTGCCTTTGTCATTTTGTATTCCTTTCTGACCTGTCTCTTCAGCACCGGGCGGTCATTCCTCGGTGTACGCTCCGAGAGCGTTTCGACTTAACAAATCGCGTCAAGTAATCTGCCTATCTTCCACGGATCGTCCATGCCATTGAATACGGAATCTCCGTCGAGTATTTGCCGGTTCTCAGCGTGGCTACAACAGTAGAGTGTTTCCCCGGGATATCCGTCTTGTACTACAAAGTGTTTGCAGAACTCTTGACATGGCAGGTTATCGAATTTGTACGGCGATCTTGGCGGTGTGTGCGCTTCCATGTACGCGCTCTCTTCCTCAATTTGCTTTTTGACATAGTCTGGCATTGATTCCCACTCTCTGTCGTGCTCGGCCTTCGCGTGGGTGTCTTCCTCATAAAAATTACAGTTCATTGCTGCGTGCTCCTTTCTGTCGATTCAGTCAATGCTTTTTCCAATACTTTTATATCGATGCCAGCGGACTCGTAGCCGTCCTTGATTACGTCGTAGTAATGCTGAGCTGGTGCGCTCTGTCCGCTGCCGTTCATGATGTAGACTAGCGCGTCGTGTACCTTGCCGTTTATCTTGAGAAGTATGTACTCTTTGCGGTAGTATCGCGGCACTCCCTCGTATATGTCGAGCACGGCTTCATCCCGGGCGGTTATCTTCCAGACCACGACAGGTACGTGGTAGCCATAAGCGACTTCGATTGTGGCGTGCTTGCGGAACACAAGGCGGTGGTTACTTAGTGCTACCGTTCCGACCTTGACGGATCCGGGACACCTTTGAGACATTTGTTCAATGTTCATGTTGCTTCCGTATGCAATGTAATACATGATGCTCTCCCTTCTACGCAGCCGCAACCAGGGCGGTGGCTTTCAAGTGTTTCGTAAGGTGCAGCCGCGCGGTCTTGAATTCGGCTCCGGTCATGCCCAGGCGGTTGGTAAGGACACCCTTCATGAGTTCCGCTTTCTGTTCGGCAGTGTAATTATCTGTGGATTTGAATACGTTTCTGTCATTGGTTTCGATCGCCCATGCACTGACAGCGAGAGCGAATTGGATGTATGCTTTGAGTTCGCCGGCATGTGTCGTGCCGTTAAACATCCGAAACTCCAATGTACCGCGAGTGAAATAGCTGTGTAGATTTAAGCACTGGTAGCGAGTCTGGTTGTAGTGGTCGGTGCGACCGTAATCACGGTAGTCATGATTTACTTTGGAATACCACGCGTTTTCCATTGCGGTTCTGTCAAGGTTTTTGATTTTCTTGAACTTTTTGTTTAATGCCGGACAGACCTTTTTGCAGTAACGCTCTCTGCTCGTCTTGACCGCCAGCGCCTCATATATGAGGTCTTGGCGGGAACACATGAAGTTCATAACGTTTTTGATTGATGCGGGGGTATGGTTAGCGCCGTCGACGTGTACATGGATTCCACAGGAATCGTTTGCAATCGCGCCGTTATGACGGAGTTCACGGAGAACCTGCTGTATGAGTTCGATGTCATCATAGGTAAGGATTGGGCTGACAACTTCGACGGCTTCTCCGCGGCATGTTGCGATAGAAGCGTCCCCTATAACTTTCCATACGCGGTTTTTCTGATCGTTAACCATGCGGCCATATCCGGATCCGGTGCCGAATACTTCAGCGAGAACCTCAGCAGCCTTTATTTTTGTGATTCCTGTGAGTTCGATTTCCACCCCAAACTTCTGATTCTTAATCATTTTCGTGCCCTCCCTGTGTTGTTTTATGGTCTTATTGTACACCGAGATTGTCACGGTATTGTCAAGGGAAACCATTGCGACGCAATAACTTTCGGGCTTTTAATAAAATATTTTCAAGGAAAAGCCCGGGCTTTTTACCCGGGCTTGGGGAGATAGCTTACTTTTCTGGTTGCGGTGCAGACCCAGTTCTGGATTTAACCATCTTGAAGTCTTTGTTTGGCATCCGTACGATAATGTCCGTTATTTCGCATTCTAGCGCTTCGCAAATCAAGTCGAGGTGTTCAAGGTTTATGCGCTCTGCAATTTCGTGGTAGAGCTCGTTGATGGTCGAAGGCCTGATGCCCGTCGATCGGGCAAGGTCTGCCTGCGTCCACCTCCGCTCGCCAAGCCGGGTGGATAGTATAATTCTGATCATAGCTATGCTCCTTTACGGTAGATTGTAACTATGATTCTATTTGTATGCTCTTAATTGGTGTAATATAACGTATATCGTGATGATAATATTCTGAGAAAAGAACGCTTTATTCGGTATAAAAAGAAAAATCGCGGCGCCATGTATAAAATTTCGTTTTTCCTCTTGAAGATAAGGAAAATATTTGGTATAGTGTAGTCCGTACATTCTATACGAGTCCAACAATGCGGACATTTCGCGACTATCTCTGGTGCATTTCTGGTGCATTTTTAATTATCACAAGTGGTATTGACAGTTTCGCAAATGATAATTTCCGACAATGCGCACCCCCGCGAACCGTTGCAAATGCTCACTTTTGGAAATCAGCATACCACATGTTAAAATAATTATCAACCATGTTTGTCGGTTCAATTCCGACCGGAGGCACCATGAACAAACCCTAGAGCCGCATCGACTCTAGGGATTTTTTAATGGTGATTTGGTGAACTTTTGGTGCACTTTTATTTTTTGGAATTATTTTTTCTCCTTTTCAAACTTACTGCCAACCTAACGCCTTTCCCAAAATTTCCTTGAATGCGGCGTCGATATATGCAGCCGCCTTATCCATGTCACCTGCCTTTTCATGACCATAAACACCGTGCGTGTCCATGTTCTTTGAGTGGCCCAAAACGAGCTGCTTTAAAAACTCCGGCATATCCGTGTTGACCGAAACGAACGTGTGGCGCATTTCATAAGGCTGGGTACCGACTGTTATCTCGTTCACTCTGCAATACTTTTTCCACGCCCGATAGACAGTGTCCTGCTTTGCGTTACTCAAATCGGCGCCGGGAAAAACAAAGGGTGATATCTGGCCGAGCTCTATCAGCATACGCTTTTGACACTCCAGTACCCATTGTGCACACCAACCAAGCTTGTATGTACGGGTAGCATTTTGGTTTTTACCGGATGTTGTTTCTTGATAACCGTTGATGCTTCTGTATACAGTGGCGCGATCATCTTTGAGGTCGGTATGTCTAAACCCGCAAACCTCCCCGGGGCGCATCCCCGAAACAACAGCGAATCTGTATGCGTGAATAAACCTGTCCTCTACAACTTCCCCCTTGAATGTTGTGGTTGAGATCGTAAAGAGCTTTATTAAATCGTCTATTCCTAAAATTGTCTTCTGGCTTTTTTCCGCAGATGCAGGGATAGTAAGTGTCTCCGGATGAAATTGTGTACACCCCTCGCCACGGCAGAATTTCATGAATGACATTATCGTTGACCTGAGGTTTTTCAATGTTTTTTCAGATAGCTTGTTTTTGTTCTTGTCGACGTACTTGCCATCCAGATCGATATACTTTCCTTCCCTGTCGCCATAAGCGTGATCGATAATGGCTTGCAAATTGTTCTGTGTCAGCCTTCCTATTTTGAGTGCACCGATTCGTGGCTTTATGTATATTCTGATAAAACTCTCCGTAGTGCGCTTCTGGGATGTGCCGGTAGTCAGCTTTATCTTTTCGTAAAAGAGGTCAAGCAAATCATCACAGAGGGTGTTTTCGTTTGTTGCCCCACTCTCAAACCATTTGTCAGCCTTGCGTTCCGCAGCAGCTTTCCCTCTTGGACCAGGCGTTCGGTCCTCAAAAGAGCGACGCTTCCCCTCTTTCTGAACCTGAATGCGCCACCGCTTGTTCTTTTCATCCCACTTTGCTTCGTTCTTTCTCATTTTGATACCTCCCGTTTTACCTCTTTAAACTATCCAAGCTTGACCGCGGTGCCTGTAGCCATGACCCGCGCATCGTCATTGTTGAACCGCACGGATATTATTGCATCTGCGTTGAGTGCTGCCGCTTCCTTCTTAAGCAAGTCTATAACATCCGTAACTGCTGAATTCCAAACCTTGTGAGCACCTTTTTTACCAACAGACAAAGCGAATAGCTGACCTCCAGTCACTATCCCGAGATAGCTTGTAATGGATTTCCCCTCTACATTATGCGACGTCGTTACTATCATGATTACGCTCCCCTTTCATATTTGATTTCGTAATGATTATAACAGCCTCGGTATGACCTTTCAATGCCGCGTCGCGGGTGGCATATCTAATGCGAGCACCATCGTGTTTCCCACCGAAGACCCTTGTCTCAAACAGCTCCGGCTCTCCGCGCCCGTATGAGCGGTCGGTACCGAGAAATGTTGTAGATATGATCACATCGTCTAACACATATCGGGCAACCGTTCGGTCGCTATTTTGAAACCGGTCAGCCCATTTAACGAAATCGTATTCAGGCACGGGGTTTCCGTTCTCGTCTAAAATATACATCATTGTTTTGGCTCCAATCTGTGAAGCAAATTCTGCCAGAATACTTCTCCGGACTCTTCGTCAAGCATAGCAAAGATGACACGTTCAAGGGTTTCTCTGCGTATTGGATGAGTTGGACCGTGATCCGGTGTGACGCCGCACCGTCTGAGAAAGCCGTTTGATTTGCTCTTTGCATAGGTTTCATCGCCATAGTTAGCGTATGTTTCTTTTGCAGCATGCAGAACATCGATAGCACTAACTCTCAGCGGTAAGAAAGAAAGCGTCTTCGACGTTTCTAATTCAGTGTCAAAAATGTCATTCATTTTATCAGCCGAGATTTCGCCATTGATGAATGAGTTTGCTGCATTAACAACGTTACTCATATCCCACGTTTTATACCCCATCGCTGCGAGTATATCATCCTTGCGATCACGTAAGCCTGGACAACTTTCCGTCCCCTTATAATTGTCTGCATCCCATTCGACGATGTCATTTTCAAAGTCGAGTGTTACCTTGTCCATAAGGGTAGCCTCCATAAAAATCTAAAAAATAGCAAAATAATGTGTAAAAACAGAATGAATATTGACATTTATCACAATAATTCACAGAATGTTAACAATTAACTCGGGAAATAGGTTACAATTTAAAATCCAGAATGTCTACATGCAGACATTTTAAGCTATTCTCCGTAATTTGTTATATTCTAACGAAATAACAAATTACAGGAGAGAAGAAAATGCATAACCTGGTAAGGCACTTTCGAAAGATTCTGAATATGACACAGAAAGAAGTGGCGATAGCTGCCAAAGTGGGTCGGTCATCAATTAGTGAAATAGAAAGCGGAAAACGTATACCTTATGTCGATACAGCCATATACATTTCTCATGCATTAGGACGCTCTGTAGAAGCTTTGTTCCCAATTGAGAATATGAAGGAGCTGGTTAAGTTGAGTAAACATCTGCTGGCATATAGAGAAGTAGCTCTAATCGCACGAGATGTCGGAATACTCAAATCGATACCTGAAAACAGTGAGGTTTTAGTCTTCCTCGTTGATAAACTTTTTGAGCATATCAGCGTTATTGCGAAGCATAGTCGCGACGACTTTGCGACCACGGTTACTGAGTGAACCATCTGCCCTAAGTGCGCCAATCTCCCCAAGAACTTTCATCAGATCCTCAAGCTCGTTTTCGGCTTGGGGTTTTTTTGTGCGCTCCATTGGTACATCATATCCCATGAGCCACGCTTCGGAAACATCAAGAGCAATTGCTATGACATGTGTTCTAATTTGGCGGGGAGTTAAGCCCCCGGTGCAATACTGACTCATTGCGCTTTTTGGTATACCTGTCATACCACACAACTCTTTTTGTGAAAGGCCTCTAAATATAAGAGCTTCCCTTATTCTCTCTGCACATGAGACTTTATCCTGCATTTTGCACCTCCGCTGACATACTTGTATTATACCATGGCGGTTTAGACAATACAATACAATGTTGCTGTTTATGGAAATAAAATTTACAATTTTATAAACTCGCTATTGACACTGTTTCATTAGGGTGGTATAGTTTAGACAAACTGAACCGAAAGGTGGTGAAGATTTGAAAGTTGCGGAAGAAAAGGAGCGACCATATAACTATTCGAAACTCAGAGGACGAACCGTAGAAATGGCAGTCAGGGATAAGGATGTAGCGGTGGCATGTGGAATGGCGCCATCAACATACAGCCAGAAACTGAACGGTAAAGGGGAATTCACGCAGAATGAGATTTGCAATATTTGTCAGTTTTTGCAAATCGAAACAGATGATATTCCCCTTTATTTTTTTACCTAGAAAGTTTAGTTAATCTAAACTGCTAAGTGGAGGCATAACATGAGTATAGAGGAGCACACGGGTATCATTACAACGCACATCGACACAGGCGCTCTCGCAAAAGAAATAGCGAGGGAGTTGGCGCGTGAACTCGCAGCACATGAGGCGCACAAAAAAACCTCTCCGCAGCGTTTACCCGAAACGTCTTCCCAAAACGGAGCAAAGCAATTTGCAATACTCCGGAGTCGAATAGAGGAATTGGGTATGGACTATGAATACTTTGCAAGAAAACTGGGTATAGGCAAAACAAGCCTGAGTCGGCGAATGACCGGAAAGGTGCAATGGCAAATGGAAGAAATGTATAAAGCGCTGGATGTGCTCAGCTTACCTTATGACCTATTGCCCGAATACTTTCCGAAGGATGGTGGTAAGAAAAAACAGAGTTGACAAGCAGACACCCATTATATCGAAAGGAGCACTATATGAAACACGGTAGAACACTGCAAGAGTTAGCGATCGAGCTTGACCGCCAACAGAACGCGAAACGGGATTTCCTGGTAGACACACAGAATCTGAGCATGAGCATGCAAGTATACGGCCCGGTGCTACAGATACTCGACGCCGAATCAGTCTGGAGCGAATCATACAGCGTGAGCGAAGTTGCGCATGACCAGATCGGGCGTCACCTGGGAATCCCCGCGAAGTATTACGACCGGATGAGAGAGGAACATCCGGACCTATTGGAGACCAATGTAAACGAATGGTTCAAAAAGACCCCCTCGAGAAGAATGTTGCGCACCCTTGACGGCACCGCGCGAGCATTCCTTTCTGAGCGATACCGCCGCATCGACAATTACGAAGTAGCACAAGCCGTGCTGCCGATCATCCAGGGCATGCCCGGCGCGGAAATCAAAAGCTGCGAGTTGACGGACACTAAGATGTACATCAAGGTAGTCGACCCGCGCCTGGAGCAAGAAATCGTAAAAGGAGACGCAGTCCAGGCAGGCGTCATTATAAGTAACTCGGAAGTCGGACACGGGAGCGTCAGCGTACATCCCCTACTCTACCGGCTTATTTGTTCAAATGGGATGGTAGCTGCTGACGAGGGTATGCGAAAATACCACGTTGGCCGGATAAATGAATCCGGCGAGGGTGATTATGAGATTTACCGCGACACCACGATCGAGGCAGACGACAAAGCTTTCTTGATGAAGCTGGAGGACACTGTAGCCGCCGCGGTCAATGAAGCACGGTTCCTGAAACTGGTTGACAAGCTGCGTGACAGCACCACAACACGAATAGCTGCTGTCGACGCTCCGCGGATCGTTGAGCTGACTGCCAAGGAGTTTAGCATTAACCAGGACGAGGGCAAGGGCATACTCGGCCATCTGATAGAGGGTGGTGATTTGTCACTTTACGGTCTGGGTAATGCAGTCACACGCCACGCCAAAGAAGTCGAAAGTTACGACAGATCCACGGAACTGGAGAATACTGGCTACAAAATCGTAACGATGGCGCCGGCGCTCTGGAAACGTATCAACGAGGCGGTGGCATGATGACAGTATGGGAACTAATGAAAGAATTGCTAGACCAAAATCCTGATGCAGAGGTGACGGTAAAGGTAGAGGTTAAGGGTTACGAATTACCATGCCCGGTATGCGCAGAGAATATGGGCGTCGACTCCGTTACTGAATACCCACGCATTGATGATGTCGAGTATGTCAGCAGCCGCGAAGTGTATTTGTCTGTCGAGGTGGAGTTATGAAAATCATTGAGAGTGACGGCATTTATTTTCGTGTTGATGATGACGGCATTGCGCGAGGTGCAATCCAAACCAGCGATGGGGTTCAGCGAGTTGAAACGAAAATGAGAGGTGGCGAATCAAATGCCATATTACAGGAAATGCCCTGACTGCGGCGCTCGCCTTGACCCGCAAGAGCCGTGCGATTGCCAAACAAAAGTAGGAGACGTCCCGCTGCAACGGAAACGTCCCCAAGTGGAACATGGATTCTTTAACGGATTATACACCGGTTACGGTCCCGATGTCAAGAACATTGAGAGGTATTCAAATGCCAAATGAACTGACAAAGCTGCGCAGGAATCGGAATATCCCTGCATCAGAAATCGTGAGTATAGTTCGTCGCTTTTACCCTTCTTTCGACAAAACCATGCTGAGTAAGTGTGAAAACGGTGAAAAGTATGGAATTTTACTAAAACCAAATGTTATGGACACGATTCTTGACGAACTAGCTCCCGAGTCGCGTGAGGTGATTAAGCGACGCATACGCGGCGGTCATAGGTTGACCCATAGAATACACGCAAGATTAGAAGAAAGCGATTACACGAAGTTGCAACAGTACCAAAAGCGCGACGGATACAAAACCATGCAAGACCTTTTAGCAGACCTAATCAAAAAATATATATCAAAAGGAGAAAATCATGATAAGAGATCCGAACGAAATCCAGGACATTGAGAAAAGGATTCAGATATTGATAGCTGGATATCCCGGCATAGGTAAATCGACACTGGGGCTTTCCGCTCCTAATCCGTTGCATATAGACTTTGACTTTGGTGCAGATAGGATTGAGCAGCGATACCGCGTTCCCTATATCCAGCCGGCTACTTACGATGAAGTTTTAGACGACCTTGTGCCGGTGAACGTCAGCAAGTTCGATACGCTTGTATTTGATACAGGTGGTGAAATGCTGGAGCTGATGAAACCGTGGGCTATCAAGAATGACCCGAAGAACGGAAAGCGTGATGGCAGTTTATCGTTAGCTGGATATGGAACTGTAAAAAAGGAGTTTGCCAGACTGATGAAATACTGCCACAAGGAGCTTGACAAGAATATTGTGGTCATATTCCACGCAATAGACGAAAAAGACGGCGATGTTGCCAGGCTGCGCTTGATGATAGAGGGCGGCACACGGGACGCGGTATGGCAGCCGATGGACTTGGGTGGATATGTCGAAATGTACGGCAACGATCGTACGCTCGGGCTGTCGAACTGTGAGAGGTACTTTGCAAAAGGTACCCGGGGCATTAACGGCGTTCTCAAAATCCCAACGCTTACGGAGAGTTCAGCTAATGACTTCCTCATTAAGCTGTTCAACGCATATAACAACATTTCTGAAAAAGAGGTCGCGGAAAACAATGCAAAGCGTGAAGCGTATGATGCAGCTGTTGCTGCCGGCGCCGAGATTATCCGCTCCGTCACCGATGCAGGTACCGCAAACAAGGCGGTAACGGCGCTCAAGAAAATCAAACACGCGCTGACGTCGGAGCGTGAAGTCAACGCCTCTTTCAAGGCGCATGTTAAAGCGCTTGGCTTGTTTGCCGACCCTGTGCTTAAAAAGTATACAGAAAAGCCCCCGGAGAAAACTGCGGAGGACAAAAAGGGGGCTAAGTGATGGAGCGGTATTTAGTTACCCATTCTCTCCTGACATCGTGGTACTGGACGCTAAAGGACAATCCATACGAGACCGCTGACGCGGATCCGGGTAAGCTCTCTAAGATGGACGAATTCATGCTGACGCTGGACCGCGAACCGATACCGACGAATGAAGCCATGCAAAAAGGTATCGACTTTGAGCACCTTGTCAACCGCGCTGTGGTCGGCGCTCCTGACGATAGCCATAGATGGAGCGTTGCGGCTGCGGAAGTAGCGAGCCATATGACGGGGGCGCACCTGCAGTTTCGCGCAAACAAAGAAGCAACTGTGCGCGGCGTACCCGTCTTGCTATACGGCCGGTTCGATGCGCTCAAGGCTGGCGTTATCTTTGACGTCAAGTACTCCGGCAGCTATGAGGTCGGTAAATACATCGACAGCACACAGCACCCCATGTACATGGAGATATGTCCGGAAGCATACGAGTTTGTGTATCTGATCAGTAATGGATCCGCTGTCTATAAGGAAACCTATAGGCGCGATGAAACACAGAGCATCTATCCGATCATCGAGCAGTTTTTCAATTGGCTTGAAACCCGCTTCCTGATGGGGCGGTACCTGGAGAAGTGGCTGGCATTATGAAAGGCAAAATTGTAGAGCTCTTTACGACGATGGACGGCAAATACAGAATTACCCTGGAGCTGTTCAAAGACAAGCAGCGCAAAACATTCCTTGAGAAACATTACGATTATCTCAAGGACAAAGAACTGACCATTACTATCGAGAAATATCGAAAAAGACGATCAGCGAATGCTAGCGCCTACTTCCACATTTTGGCCGGTAAAATTGCCGAAGAGCGAGATATGGGCGCAGAGGAAGTCAAAAAGCAGCTCGTCCTTGAGTATGGCACATTGGCAAAAGACGAAGACGGCCTGACAGTCGGCTTCAAACTCCCGGTGTCAGTGGATGTTGCAACTCACTTTCCGTACACATACGTGAAGTGCTTCGACACCCGGACAGAGGACGGAAAAGACTTCAACTGCTATCTCTGTTATAAGCAGACGTCGCTCATGAATAGCAAGGAAATGTACCGGCTGATTCTTGGAACAATCGAAGAAGCACAGGAGCTCGGGATCGAAACCGCGACGCCGGAAGAACTGGCGCGGTTTGAGCAGGAAGAACGGAGATAATGCAAATGGGAATAGGTGAAGAGTTGATGCTTGATGCATTCATCGACCATATATTTTGGCTTGAAGAAGTCTGGAGTGACATTGATGAAGGTGTCTGGACAACGAAGGACGGAACGCAAATACATGTAAGTAAAATGAGCGCAAGCCATATCCAAAACTGCATCAAAATGATTGAGCGCACTATAGAAGAAAGTGGTGACAATTGGTCTGACAATGAAGAACAAGTTGGTTATGCCTACATAGATTTGTTTCGATCAGAGCTTGTGCGGCGATATCCTCCTGTCGACCCTGCGTTTGTAAATGGGTGACACTATGAGAACTGTTTGGTGCGATTACTGTGACACGCATACTGATTATGTCGACAGTGAAGAAATATACGGTAAGTCCTACGGAATGATTTACCTCTGCCGATCCTGCGGTGCCTATGTGGGTGTCCACCGCGGCACCGATATACCGCTCGGCCGGCTAGCCAACGCCGAGCTCCGGGATTGGAAAAAGATGGCACACGCAAATTTTGACCCCGTTTGGACACACGGCCGATTCAAAGGCAGACGTAGCGACGCTTATAAATGGCTTGCTGATCAGATGGGGTTGCCGGAAGAAGAAACGCATATTGGTATGTTCAACGTGAAGCAATGCCAACAGCTAATAATGATTATGGATTTTGAAAGGGATAAAAACTATGGGAAATACTAGCAAAGCAAAGGATGAGGACATGATACTCATTGACTATTTCAGATACGAAAAACTCATAAGAAGCGAAATAAGACTTGAGATATTGGAAGAACTCTATCTCAACACAGCGTCACCCTATGACCTGGATCCGTTGCTCATGATTATGTTTGGTGAACGTCCGAAGAAGGAGGAGGACTCAAATGCTGAATAGGATAATCATCATGGGCCGCCTAACTCGCGATCCGGAGCTGCGTCAAACCCAAAGCGGAATAGCGGTAGTATCTTTTACGCTCGCTGTCGACCGCTCATTCAAGAAGGAGGACGGAGAGAAAGAAACTGATTTCATCGACATTGTTGCCTGGCGCGGTACCGCCGAATTTGTCAATAAATACTTTTTCAAGGGCAAGATGGCTGTTGTCGAGGGGCGGCTGCAGTTACGCGATTGGACAGACAAGGAAGGTAACAAGCGCAGGAGCGCGGAAGTGGTAGCCGACAATGTTTTCTTTGGCGACAGCAAAAAAGAGGATGACGGACGACCGTCAGCCGGTGGGCCATACTCTCCTGCCCCGACCGTTTACACCGAACCGGAGTACACGGAACTGGATCTGGATGATGGCGATCTGCCGTTCTAACAATGCGGGGAGCTGCCACACGCAGTTCCCCAGTGCCAAATAAGGAGCAAGCACAATGCCAAACAGATTAATCTATGAAAACGCATTGACCAGCCGAAAAGTCAATAAGTTGACCGACTCACAGGAGAAGTTCTGGTGGCGATTGATACTTTGTTGTGACGACTTCGGCTGCTTCTTTGGAGAACCCGACGTTCTTTGCGGGAAGGTTTACCCGCGTCAAAATGTATCGGAAGAGGACGTTTTGAGCTATAGAAATGCTCTGGTTAATGTAGGATTGGCCTTTTTATACGAATACGATGGCGAAATATACCTCTGCATAAACCAATGGGAGGACATGCAAACCGTCAGAACGCCGCGCAGAAAGTTCCCCGAACCAACTACGGAGAACAGGCTTTCCGGCAATCCTGCAACAATTTGCGACAATCTGCAACACTCGGAAACAGTTTGTGATAAATTGTCGCAGAGTGAAACAAAACTCAACAAAAAAATGTCCTCGCGCGCGCGCGCAGAATCCATCTCGAATCCATCTCGAATCCATCTTGATTCTGAATCTGAATACGAAAACGAATCCAAAGGGGGTAAACCCCCAAAAGCCCCCGCTAAGGTTGTTAAAAAAAGTGAGTTTGAAAACGCTATTGATGATTTTCTTGAAATGCGGAAGAAAATCAAAAAACCTGCTACAGACCGAGCGATGAAAACGATACGCGGGAAACTTGAACAAATGGCGCCGGGTGATGAAGCAACGCAAATACTTATCATTGAGCAGTCGATCGAGCATTGTTGGCAGACAGTATATCCACTCAAAGCAGAATACGGAAACAGACAAAGCGGTACGAGCAACAATTCATTCATAGGGATAGTGAGCAACAATGACAACAAAAGAAACTGAAATGATACTCGAACTACTTAGGACGGAATATCCGCATTCTTTCGAGAGGCTAGAGGAAAATCAGAGAGCCGTAAAAGTCAAAACGTGGACAGCGACGTTTGCGGAGTATGACAAAGAAGAGGTGCTGAGAGCTGTTAAGGCGTTTATGGATAATGATACCAAAGGTTTTGCACCAGTATCCGGACAGATAAAGCAATATCTAAATGCGAAAGCTCTACCCGAAGCTGACGAGTTGACTATAGCGATCAGGGGAAACCTGGAGGTATACAAAGCGGTTACAGGGGAGGATTATGTTCCGTCTGATTGCGTGAAAGAAGAACTCGGCTTTCCAAAGTGCAGCGGATGTAATGAAGAAACGAAGTGCAGGCCGGCAAAGGAGCGAAGCCTATGGTAGCGAAGTTTACAGTCACAGGAGAGCCGCGCGGAAAAGGGCGTCCACGCTTTAAGGCGTTTTGGAATCCCACAACGAAGAAAATCATCCGGCAGACCTACACTGACGATGCAACGAAAGCCTATGAGGAACGCGTTAAGTGGGAATACCGCAGACAGTGTACAGGCATTAGATTCAAGGATGGCGAAATGCTGGATTTCCGGATAGTAGCCTACTATTCCATCCCGAAAAGTGAAACTCATGCAATGAAAACTGCAATGGAAGTAGGGTTTATACGACCGACCAAGACCCCGGACTGCGATAACGTGCTAAAGGCGATCGCGGATGCGTTAAACAAATTGGCGTATAAGGACGATGCGCAGATCGTGGATTGCCAGATACGGAAATATTACACACATCAACCACGGGTAGAGGTAACAATCCTCCCCGCAAAAAATGAAAGGAAAGAATTATGAGCATGACAGAAAAAGGAAGATTCGAGGTATACAAAAAGAAGCTGCAGGGCATCTGCGACGAGCACAACCTTGTGTACAGCTTGAAGAAGGAGACCTACCCTATCACATTGACGATCAAAGCCACCGGCGAAATGAGCGGCCAAATGAGCATGCTTGCTGATGATGAAACGAACAACTACATCAGCCAGGATGCAAAACTTATTTTCTCCTATAAGGACGGAGATCTTGACATCTGCATAACTGACGGAAAGTTCCGCTTGAACGATGCCCTGTTTAATAGGCTGAGAAACCTGTTCAACAACATGCACTATCTCTGGCTGCAATACTTCCACCGCGAAATCATCCTGAATCGTTCTTTGGAGGAAGAAGACCTGCCGGCAATCGACGACGAGGATGACGGCGGCGATATCGTGAACGAGGTCTTTGACGAGGTCCGCGAGGATATGGAGAAAGTTGAGGAATTTGTGGAAGACGGAGAAAGTGGAGAGGTAACGGACTATGAGTACGACGAGCCAGGAGACGAATGAACTGGGGCCGGCAAACAAACCGCTGTTGGCTCGAGAGGATTATAGGAAAGTCAAGCAGATGAACAAAGAGCAATTATCAGCATACATGACGCGCATCTATATGCGTGGATATCAAAAAGGTTATCAAGACGCACATAGCAGTGACCACAGACATTGAATAAAAAGAAAAGGAGCCAAAAATGACTACAGAAATCGTAAATATCGAAATACACAGGTTGTCCCGGAATGAGGACAATCCGCGTAAAGATTTTGGAGATTTGACAGAGCTTGTCGAAAGTATCAAGCTGCACGGGGTTCTGCAAAACCTCACCGTCGTTCCATGGTGGACAAAACAGGCGACAGGCTATATGACATTCAACGATAATCAAGAGACCGATCCGTTGTACACGGTGGTTGTCGGACACAGAAGGTTGGCTGCCGCAAAAAAAGCGGGGTTGACAGAACTTCCGTGTGTCATATCGAACATGGACCACAAGACGCAAATCGCTACTATGTTGCTTGAGAACCTGCAGCGTGAAGACCTTACCGTGTACGAGCAGGCACAAGGATTCCAAATGATGCTTGACCTAGGGGAGAGTGTCGGTACCATAGCCACAATGTCGGGCTTTTCCGAGACTACTGTCCGGCGCCGCGTGAACCTACTCGACCTGGACAAGCAGTTATTTGAGAAATCTATGAAGCGCGGCGCTACGTTGATGGACTATGTAGCGCTCGAAAAAATCAAAGATATCGACAGGAAGAACGAAGTATTGGAAACAATTGGTACCAAAAACTTTGACTTTGCGCTCAGGAAGGCCATCGACACAGAGAAAAGCGAAGAAAAAACAAAACACCTGGTCGATCAACTCAGCACATTCGCTGAGGAAATCGATGATAATACCGGTTTTGTCTATGTGTGCTATATCGACATAAGCAGAGAGGAGGATATCAAGGTACCAGAGGATGCCGATGTTGTGAAGTATTACTACACTATCGCCTCTTATGGTGGCATAAACCTATATAGGGAAAAGACAGAAGCTGATGATAAAAAGGAAGAAAGGGAAGAAACCCCCGCAGAGCGTGAACGGCGCGAACGTGCTGAAAAGCTGGATGCACTGGCTAGGACTGCGTTTAATCTGCGCCAGTCGTTTGTACGGAGCTTCAATCCTCAAAAAAAGCACTTCAGCATCATTTCTGCATTTGCGGCTTGTCAAATGATTGACGGTAACGGCTTTTATGGTTTCGACAGTAAGGTGATGGGTTTTCTTGGTCATGTAAAAGATGATGGTCAAACCTGTAAAGATGTAATTACTCAATTGATCGAAGTAGAGCCGGAGCGAATGCTGTTCGTGATGTCATACTTGAGAATTAACGAGTATGAGAGCGACAGTTATCACGACTATTGGCAAATGCACCAAGCCAATGAAACGATAGATACAGCTTACGCAATACTTGAGCAATTGGATTATGTGATGTCGGACGATGAAAAAGCACTCCAGGACGGTACACATGAGGCGTTCAGACCAGAAGACCCTTGTTATAAATGCAAGTCGGCACACTGGGGTTGTGACGACTGCTGTAAAACATGCGTAGATCGCTGCAACGCTTCCCAGCGTTGCCGGCTGCCTGATGACGAGGAAGAATGATGGCAGGACGAAAGAAAAAATGTGAAGGTTGCACACTATACAGGCGTAACCCTTACCATGAAGACGGGCGTTGCCTTGGATGCCTTAAAGAGCATACAAATACTTGTGAAACCTGCGTATATGGCAAAGAAAACACTCATTGGCCGGATGGCGGGCACTACTGGTGTCTTCGGGAATACGATGAAAACAATATAGGCAGAGGTCTTGTAGAAAAGGGTGCAAAAATGTGGTCAAGAAACGAATGGGGTTATGGAAAATGTGAGTACCATAAAGGACGTGACACATGAAAAAGGAAATGACCCTGAACCAATACTTCAAAACGTGGATCGAAACCTACAAAGAGCCTGTAGTTACACATGCGACGTATATCAAGTACGAGAATACACTGAAGCAGATTGAAAAGTACTTTGGCGAAACGACCATAAAGCAGATCACGGCTACATCGTATCAGCAGGCCTTAAACGAGTACGCGAAGACCCACGGAAAACTTACCGTGTCCTGTTTCCATAAGCAGATCAAAGCCTGTTTACTGGATGCGGTCGACGAGCAGATCATAAAGGTCGACCCGACACGAAAGGCAGTAATAACAGGGCGCAAGAAGGAAACGGAAAAAATAAAATGCCTTGATTATGACGAATGGAAAGCGCTTATACATGCAACTTACAACACAAGCTTCATCCGTGATCAAATCATTTACCTCGCCGCCGTGACAGGGATGCGGTATGCGGAAGTGCTTGGATTGACATGGGACAACGTGGACTTCCAAAACAACAAGCTGACTGTCAATAAGACCTGGGACTATAAATACCACAAGGGCTTTATCCCGACTAAAAACGAAGGCTCGAAAAGACAGATGGACATTGATGACAAGACAATGACCATGCTCAGGGTGTTATACGACCAAAGGGACACTTGTGACTGTGATTGTCGTTTGTTCAATTACACAGAGGGTAAACAGCTTTATAGCGCAAATACTAACCGATATCTATCCGAACTCTGTGAGAACATTGGAATCAGAAATATATCATTCCACTCGCTCCGGCACACCCACGCTTCGATTCTTCTCTATCAGGGGGTAAGTTTGATGGCGGTCTCCCGGCGCTTGGGTCACGCTAACACGGCAACCACGCA